ATTTATTTCATTTTATTTTTATTATGTAAATTATGAAGAACAACACGATTAGTAGAGAGCTTCTCAGAGCCATGAGCAGAACCAGGTGAGTAGTATTTAGATACAAACTGGGGTGTTAAAAACTCTCTATAGTCAGTTACATCAGTAGCGGGATTCTTATAAAGATGAGCAAAAGGGCCTAAAGTGATATGATTACAAACCCAAAAGTAAGACTCTTCGTAAGACATCTTTCTGAATTCAACCAGAAAAGTCTGGTCAAAATGTCCAAATTTCTTTAAAACATCAGAAAAGAAGCCTGTAGATGAAAGAAAGCGAGCCTTGTAATCAGCATCTGGATCCAAACGAATGTACTCTTTCATTATATTACGTAAAAAGATATGCATAGTCTTATTTGGTCCTGCATCCATTATAAGGCCAAAGGCTTTAGCAAAGGCAGCAGCATAAATCTCCGTGCCAAAACTTTCCCAATTTGAAGGATCAATAGAAGCTTTACAAATAATTTTGTTTGAAGGTCTCCAAGGTAATATATATTGAGCAGGTTGATCAGGATGAACTGGATTGAGATACTCATCATACTTTACAAAGTACCTCTGGAGAAAATGAACTCCTGAGCTAACAATTTCATCATCTTTGATCAAAGTAAAGAATTTGTCAACATGGCCAGGTTCTGGCAAATAAACCCTAGTTTCCTTAGGTTTAAGTGTAAGGCCAAATTTTTGAAATTCTGCAATCAATATAGTAGGAACACCTTCATCATTACCAAAGTATTCTATAAGTTCTAAAGGAACCGCCATTATGGTGTCATCCCCATAAACCATTTTGTCAAAGAATTCCCAAAAAGAAAAAGGATTTCTAAAGCCAGCATCAACTAATATACATGTGATGATTAGCCATATGACAAATATGAGAGAGATAGTATCAATGTGAGATGTCATAAGATAACCACTACACATTATACCAAGAAAAACGTAAAACATCTTGTCTAGCCATTGAACAGTCTTGCAGTTAGCAAATCCCATCTCAGTAACAAAGAGTGAGATTAAAACTTCAAGATCAGCCCTAGTTGAATTTTGATACTTAGAGCTAAAAAGTCTTAACCAAGAAGTGATGAAGAGCAATAAAGGAGTAAATGAGACATCCTGACCACTTAAATCTAAAACTATATAAG